AGGGACCCGAGCAAGCATTTGCAGTCTGTATCCCCGAAAGCGGAACTGGCGGGAACTGGCGAGAACCAGCAGGACTACTCGAGAATTGGCAGGACTCAGCCCCGATTGGAAACGATGCGTAAAGGCAATTCTGTCTACGCCGATTTAGTTAAAGACTTTGCTTCTAAGTACATGCAGGTAGAGCTCATGGATTGGCAGCTTTACGCGCTTGACGGATTATTCGAGGCAGACCCTGAGACTGGTGACTTGGTTAATCGTGCCGGTTTAATTTCTGTGGCTCGCCAGTGTGGCAAGACCGTTTTAGGCCAGGCTGTGCTCGGGGCCTGGATGACTTCTATTGCTGCACTGCGGGGCAAGCCCCAGACCGTAGTTAATTCAGCGCATGAGCTCACACTTGCTGTGCGCCAGTTTGAAATTGTGGCACCTATTTTGGCTGAGTATTTTGGCGCTACTCTTAAGCGGGCTTATGGCCGTAACAGTTGTGAGATGCCTGACGGCTCCCGCTGGCTAGTAAAGGCCGCCACGCCTTCTGCCGGTATGGGTCTTTCTTGTGACCTCATCTGGGTAGACGAAATTTACGCAGTTGACGACAATGTCCTTGCCCATTCTTTAAGGCCCACAATGAAGGCGCGCAATGTGCGCACAGCTGGGGGCTCGCCAATAATGATGATGACCAGCACCGCTGGCACTGAGGCTTCAATAGCCATGCTGCGCTATCGAGAACAAGGCCTACAGCTCATAGATGAAAAGCGCCAAGGCTCGTTTTACTTTGCTGAGTGGAGCCCGCCACCTGGGGTGGATGTCATGGACACTAAATGGTGGGGCTGGGCTAACCCCGCACTAGGTCACACTCTCGAGCTTGAAAGCCTCCTGCTAGACGCTGACCACCCAGACCGCTCATCCTTCCTCCGTGGCTCCCTTAACCAGTTTGTCAATGCTGATGCTTGCTGGCTTCAGCCTGGCCAGTGGGATGCTTGCCTTTCTGACATTGAAGGCCCAGAGGGTGGCTGGATTGCCGTAGATTCGAGCCTTGACGGCTCCCGCTATGTGGCCGTTCGCGCCGCTGTAGATGATGTCGGGGTAGCTCATGTCAAGGTTGAATTCGTGGTGCAGTCACTGGCTGAGATGCAGGAAGCCTTGCTTAAGTCTTGTGAGAATCCCCAGGTGATGCTTGCCGTCACCCCGACACTTGAGCACCATGTACCGCTAGCTCTAAAGCGCCGCTCAAAGGTTGTCGGATACGGCGAGCTCATGAAATACACAAGCCTTGTAAAGGGCATGATTAATGACGGCCGCATAGTTCACATGGGGCAGAGCAACCTTGCCGAGCACATGAATAGAGCAGTAGCAATTAACCAGCAGAATGCTTTAGCTCTATCTTCAAAGCGCAGCCCCGGGCCAATCGAATTAGCGCGCTGCACCATCTGGGCGGCCGCTCTAGCTTCAAGACCAAAACAGGGCGGTAAGCCTATGCTGGTTGTCGTTAATCGCTAAACTTTCAGAGGTTGTGCTCTGCTAGTTCTGTCGGGATTCTGGCAGGGCATGACCACCCCCATAAAAGAAATGTGACATAATCACGCTATGGCTCTGTTCAATCGAGTAAATAAAGCGGCTGTGAGCCCAGCACCAGTGCAGGCTAAAGCAGCTGCAGCAGGTGGCTACTCATCCAACATGTCTGGCGTAAACATGGTGGGCCAGTACTACAGCTACTACGAGGGTGAGGCCCGCAATCGTGCAATGAGCGTGGCCACCATTTCGAGGGCTCGTGACCTCATGGCTTCTGTCATTGGCTCACTTCCATTGCGCATGTATAACGAGCGCTGGAATGATTCCGAAAAGGAAATGGAAAAGGAATACCTGGCGCCCCGCTCGTGGCTGCGCCAGCCTGACCCTTCAGTTACTTACGATTTCCTCATGGCTTGGACTTTTGATGATTTATTCCATTTCGGAAGAGCCTTCTGGGTAATTACCTCACGCACACAAGATGGATTTCCAGCATCCTTCACGCGCATTCCTGCAGGCTCAGTAACCACCACTGACCAGGCAGGCCCAGTGTGGTACGCACCTTCAAAAGAGGTCTATTTTTTAGGAAATATGATAAACCCAGCAGACCTGGTGCAATTCCTAAGCCCTATTCAAGGCATTATTTACATGTCTGAGCAGACAGTAGCCACAGCGTTAAAGCTCGAGGCTGCGCGCTATCGCAATGCTGAGAGCTCTATTCCAGCAGGCGTACTTAAGCAGACCGGTGGCGAGCCTTTGAGCGCTTCCGAGCTTGCAGACCTGGCAAGTGCATTTAATGCTGCACGAGCAACTAACCAGACCGCCGCTCTAAATGAGTTCCTCAGTTACACAGAGACAACCGCTACCCCTGACAAGATGCTTCTTATTGACGCCGCTAACTACCAGGCTCTGGAATGCGCAAGGCTTACAAATGTGCCTCCTTATTTAGTAGGCGTAAGCACTGGCGCTTATTCATATCAGAGCTCAGAGCAGGCAAGGGCTGACCTTTATATCTTTGGAGTTCAGGCCTACGCCTCTTGCATAGCATCCACATTGAGTCAAAATAATGTTTTGCCTCGTGGCACCTATGTTGAATTTAATACTGAAAAATTCTTAGTAGAAAATGAAATTGCCGACAAAATGGACAGCCCCGACATGCCAGAAGAAAACACACAGGAGGAATTAGCGTGATTCGCTTTAACGCCAGCTCTATTTCAATCGATGCAGCAGCCCCAGACGGTACGCCACGGCGCACCCTCACCGGTATTGCAGCGCCCTACAATGTCGTTGCCCGCGTAAGTGATGGCACAGAAATTATGCTTGCCCCAGGCTCACTGCCTGAAGATGGCAAGAATCCAAAGCTCTACATGTACCACGACAGCACACAGCCAGTAGGCCTTGTGACCGCCCGCCAAGACACGCCAGAAGGCATGCTTTTTGAGGCTCGTATTTCCAGCACTGCTGCAGGTGATGAAGCTTTAACGCTTGCTACAGATGGGGTGCTTGATTCCGTATCTGTCGGAATTAGCGCTACAGAATTCTCATACAATGAGGATGGCGTAATGGTCATCACAGCTGCCGAATGGCAAGAGCTCAGCCTCGTGCCCCAGCCAGCGTTTGCGGGTGCTACCATTGAAAAAGTTATGGCGAGTATCCACCAAAACCCCGACAATCTAGACAATAATCCAGATACAACCGAAGTTGAGGAGACAGAGGACATGGAAAAGACACCAGCACCAGAAGTAGTGGAAGCAGCAGCTATCCCTACAGCCCCAGTATTTGCAGCTGCAAAGCGTGATTTTGTTTTGCCTACAGCTGGCGAATTCATGGCCGCTTTCCACATTGGCGGCGACACATTCGCAAACATGAATAAGGCAGTAGCTGATTACACAGCTTCAAAGCGCACACCATTGCAGGCCGCGGCTGGCGATGTGCTTACCACTGACACTTTAGGCCTCTTGAGCACCGTAGTGCTCGGCCCTCTCGTACAAGACCTGAACTTCCTGCGCCCGGTAGTCGAAGCAGTGGGCGCTCGCGCTTATCCTGACAACGGCCAGCAAAAGACCTTTATCCGCCCAACCATCACCACTCACACGAGCGTTGCTGCACAGGCAAACGAATTGGCCGCTACCTCAGCAACCACAATGGTGATTGCTTCCAACAGCGTAAGCAAGACCACACTTGCTGGCCAGGTGACGCTTTCCCAGCAAGACATTGACTTCACGAATCCTGCAGCAATGCAGCTCATCCTCAATGACCTTATGGGCGAGTACATGATTGCATCGGACAACCTCTGTGCAGACAATCTCCTTACCGCTGCAACTTCATCGGGCGTATGGGATGGCACAGTAGCTGACCTTTACAAGTCAATCTTTGACTCGGCAAATGACATCTCAAGCGGGCGCAACTGGTTGCCTACCCATCTTTTTGTCAGTGTTGATGTATGGTCACAGCTCGGCCAGCTCGTGGATTCAACAGGCAGAGCAATTTTTCCGCTCATTGCAAATGGCTTGTCAGGTCAAAACGCTGCGGGCTCGCTCAATGCGACATCATGGAACGGCAACCCTCTTGGCTTGCAACTTGTAGTAGACAGCAACTTTGCTGCAAAGACAATGATTGTTACTCGCGTAGGCCAAGGCCAGGGCGATGCTTTCGAGTACTACGAGTCCATCCGCGGTCTTATGAGCGTAGAACAGCCTGCAGTTTTGGGCCGTAATATGAGTTTCCACGGGTACGCCAGCACCTTTGCTGCAATCCCGGGCATGATTCGCAAAATCACACAGGCTTAGTCGGAAAGGCGGGTTACCGCTATGGCTACCTACAGCGTTATTTTTCACCAGCGTTTGGATGACTACGCAGTTATTCAGACACTGGAGAACACGGATATTGCTATTGGTGAATCCATCACCCTTAGCGGGTTAGGGCATGGGCTAAACGGTACGCACACTGTTTACGCCCTGCCCCAGTACCTTTACACGGGTACCGATGGTGAAGGCAACATCGTTTTAGATGCAAACCAGCCTTTCCCTAACCAGGTCATGTTTTATGACGCTGACGCAGACCTTGATAGAAGCGCTGCAATCCCGCCAGGCTCTCTGGTCTATACGCAAACCTGCACATGGGTAACAAGCGCGCAAGTACAGCTCTGGCTCGGATTGACCAGCATTACAAACGATGAGAGCACATTCTTAGCTCAGTGTGTCTCTGCAGGTAACCAGGTTGCCTATCGGCGCAGGCAAGAGGCTTCATATTTTGACGCCCTCGCTACTTCTCCCTCAGGAGATGTCACCCTCGGTACCATCATGCTTGCCGGTGCCTATTACAGACAGCGTGGCAGTATTGACCAATTCGCAAGCTTTGACTCAATGGGCCAAGCCATCACCACTAACGCATTTACCCCGATGGTTAAGCAGCTTCTAGGCATTGACCGCCCAGCGGTGGCCTGATGGCTTACACAGACCTTTTTAACGAGGCCATAGATGACCTAGCAACCACGCTGGCAACCATCACAGGGCTCAGAGTTGTAACAGACCCCAGGAACCTAAACAGCAACTGTTGTTTCATTGACGCGCCATCCTTCGAGGCGCTTAATGACCACATAGTTACCGTGACCTTCCCAGTGCGCATCATTGGCATTGGCCCGGGCAATCTGGACACTCTGCGCCCACTGCTTGCCATCTCAGCATCATTGCTTGGCAAGAATGTAGGCGTAAATAGCGGCACCCCAGCGCTGGCTTCAATCGGTGGCCAAGAATTCCCCGCTTATGACCTCAGTATCAGAATGCAAGCACAGAATCTGTGATGCACACAAAGACCGTTAAAATCTGCAATAATCTACACAGCACAGGTGCCCCGACTCACCTAATACCTAGGAGTTAAAACATGGCTACCAGCTCAACTACATACCTTACGAATCCAACAGTAAACCTGGCGCCAACCACTGGCGGTGCCAAAGTCGATGTCACTGCAGTAACCTCAGCGGCGGCAATTACGGTGGGCTTTGACGCATTGGAAAGCACTAGCTTTGGAGATGCAGGCCATGTGTTCGTTAAGGGGCTTCAATCTTGTGAAGTGGTCTTAACCTGCTACGCCTCTTACGGCACTACCTCTATCGAAGCCACCCTCTTTGACTTGCTCGGCGATGGCACTACAGAAATCACCATCTCACCTGCAGGCGCTACCGAATCCGCTAGCAACCCTGAGTACACAATCGTCAACGCATTTCTCGCATCTTTCCAGCCCATTAATGGCACCTACGGTGAGCTCAGCATGATTGAGGTCACCTTCCAGGGTGGAACCTTTACGCGCGACATCACAGCGCCTTAAACCCAAAAAAGAAAGCAGCCGACAATGCAGCTAACAATGCAGATAGACCTGGGCAACGGCCCAGCAGTTGTCAATACAAACCTCATGGTAATTGTCAACTGGGAACGCAAGTACAAGCGCAAAGCCTCACAGCTTGCCGATGGTATTGGCATGGAGGACTTAGCCTTCATGGCTCACGAGGCCGCCAAGCTTGCCGGTATTCATGGCATCCCTCTTATGCTGGATGACTTTATTAAGCAACTGGTGTCACTTGAGGTGATTGACCAGGAGGATGCAAACCCTACCGAGGCGGCACTTACCGACATTCCCTAGCATCTTTGCTAGTTGAGTGCGGGTATTGGCCGCCTGACATCCCCTTTGACATTCCCGACTTGAATACCTGCATTAGTATTATTAATGAGTCAAGGAAAAAAACCAGATGAGCGTAAGCGCCAGCACAGAAATTTATGGCCTGAAGGCGGCGCTGGCTGAGCTCAATAAACTTGACTCTAAAACCAAGTTTCAAGCCGTAAACAAAATCAAGGCCTCAGGCTCTGAGATGGTTAATCGAGTCTCAGCCACTTACCCGGACAAGGCCCCGCTCTCTGGTATGGCTCCTGGCCGTAAGAGCACTGGCAGGCTTTCCTATGACCCTAAGAAAGTGCGCAAGGGCGTGACCATCCAAGTAGGCGGGCGTTCAGTTAAGGGCACCATTCCACTTGTGACGCTGACACAAAAAAACGCTGGCGGGGCAATCTTTGACATTGCAGGCTTGCGGGATTCAAGCTCTGTTTTTGTGCGCAATCT